GGGTGCGCGGAGCCCCGGTGTTCGAGAGTTCTCATTTTTGCTCAGGATCGCTTTGTCGTGGGGCCGAAACCGTTTCGGTGATCCCCTATCAGCGCCGAAACCGTTTTGGCGTTCCCGTAATCACTTGATCTTGCAGAGAAACCCCCGATGTCCAGGGTGATCCCCTCACAGGGGGTGCCCCGAAACCGTTTTGGACATGACCCCCGAAACCGTTTTGGTCGAGGTCGACATCCAGGGGAAAACGGGCTTCGGGGAGCGGCCAAAACGGTTTCGGTCGCTTCAGTCATTTCCAGGATTTCTAGAAACGCTGGAACACCTGTCCCACCACCTGTCCCACCCACCTGTCCCACCTGTTTTCCGTTAATTTTCAATGGTTTACCCTCTAAGTGGGACAGGTGGGACAGGTATTTTGCTATATAGAGTCGTTGAAGGTTGATGAAAATCACGGAATCCTAGCGTTGCCACGGTTTGTGGTCCAGAAATCGCGAAAAACAGGGGTCAGAGGGAGGGATATATATGGTATAGCAAAATACCTGTCCCACCTGTCCCACTTGCGCGTAAGTCACTGAAAATGTTGAATATCAGGTGGGACAGGTGGGTGGGACAGGTCCCGGACAGGTCCCCGAACCCGTCCCACGTTTTCAGCGTTTCTAGGATTTCCTGGAAATCTGGATTTTTCAGCCGTTTCCAGGATTTCTGGAGTTTCTGGAAACGGCTGAAAACGAGCGGTCGAGTCGGATGGGAACGCCCCGTAGCCCCGGTCAGGAAAACCTGAACCGGGTCAGAGGATGTCTTCCAGATCGCCGTCTTCGACCTCGACAACCCTGTAGCCGTTCGCGATCTCGTAAGGAGTGGCGTCAGCGCGGACATAGGCCCGCTGACGGCCATATTCGCCCATGGTCAACTGGTGCCCAGCCCCTTGGGTATACTCGGAATACTTGACCCAGCCAGGGAGGCGCTTCATCACGCGGCCCACCACCTGCGACCAAGCGTTCTGGTGCTGGGTGCTGCGGGGGCTCTCTTTCAGGGCCTCGTGAACAAGCTGTTCGGCACAGGTCTTGACCCGGATCACCTTCATGTCGGGCATGTCCAGATCGGCGAAGTCCTCGCCGTCCAGCGATCCGATGTCGATGGGGGTGTCCAGGAAGTGCTCGATCCGCGCCCGCGTCTGGTCTTCGGTGCTCTCGACCCGAGCCCCTTCCTGACGTTGCTCGGCCTCGGCCAGAGCCTCGCCAGACAGGCCGAACGGAATCCGGCGGTAGTCATGCCGGGAGATCAGTTCCTTGTAGAGCGCGACGGCTTCGGCCCAGACCTGATCCATCTCACCCCTGAGCTTGTCGGTGTCGATGCTCTGGACCGTGACCTCCACCGGCCAGAACCGGCGGTTCTTGTCATCCTTCAGATACTCGTATTCGTTCGTGGTGCCCATGAAGAGGCACTGACGAGGGAAGGTCGACATGCGCTTGTCATAGGCCAAGCGGACGCGATCCTCGCGCCGGGAGATGAAGCCCTTCTGGCTCTCGATCTCGGATCGCCGCAGCGACACGAGTTCGCCTAGCTCCAAAATCCACTTCCCAAGCATCTGTTCGACGGCATCCTTGTCGCCGCTCATATCGACGGTCAGTTCTCCTGCCCATTTGCTGAAGGCCAGGGTCTCGACGAAGGTTGACTTCCTGACGCCCTGTTCACCGGCCAGCACCGGCACATAGTCGAACTTGTGCCCAGGGCTGAACACGCGAGCGACGCAGCCCAGGAGGAACTGTTTCGCAGTCTCCCGGTGGTAGGGCGTGTCTGGCGTCCCGAGGTAGTTCACGAAAAGGGTCTCGACCCGCTTCTTGCCATCCCAGGGGAGCCGAATCAGTCTGTCGATGATCGGGTGGTATTCCCATCGCTTGGCGACGAGGATGATGGCGTCCTTGATGTCTCGGTCGGAGACCTTCAGACCGTAGCCGGGTTGACCTTGACCCGAGGGAGCCTCCAAGATCATACGGATCGAGGCATCATGCGCGTCAGTCCACTCCAGGCCATCTTCTCGGTCAGGAACCGTGATGCTCGGCACCAGCGCCATCTTGCTCTTGATCGGACGCCTGGAGCAAATCCGGCCCGAGAACACGTTGCGGGCGATGCTGCCGTGGAGGCGCGGATCGTTCGCGATGATGGTGGCGATGTTGAAGACGGTCGCCTTGATCTTGCCGTCGTTCGTTACCTCCAGTTCCCGCGTCCAGCCCTTCTTCGGCTTCTTCGGAACCTCGGAGCCCGGATAGGGCGGCAGGCCATTGCGGGTCAGGTCTTCGCCTTCGTCACCCAGGATCGCCCTGATCTCGGCGTCGAGGTCTTCGCCGGTCTCGTAGGCGTCGCGGGTCTCTTCGACCTCTTCGTCATCCATGTCCGAGATGTCGTCGAACATCGCTTCGATGTCGATCTCGTCCTCGACCATCTCCTTCTGGACGGCACGATCCTCCTGGGCGAACTTGAACATCGCCTTGAAGGACGGGTGCTCGGTCACGGCCTTGTCTTCGAGGTCCTTGCCCTCGTCGAGATCGCCGAACTTGTGCAGGCGCACCATGTCGAACGAGTTGCAGAGCGTGTCGGAACACGGGTCGGTGCCGTGGTGCGAATAGATGAAGCGGCCATCGTCCTCGACCACCACGCCGTTCGTCGTCGAGCCCTGGGTGTAGCTGTAGCGGGGCTTGCCCGAGTTCATGTCCCCAGGGACGTAGATGTCGGGCAGGAACTTGGCGATGGCTTCCTGGATCGGATAGGCGCGGCAGAACGCGCCGATGGGGCCGCGTTTCTCGAACGGGTCTTCGGCCTTGTCAGCGGTCGGGCGTTTCTTGCCACGCGAATCACTGAAGGGCAGGTTGTTGAAATCGCGCCAGTCTCCCGGCCAGGACTCCAGAAGCTCTTCCGGGTCCAGCAGGCGGCCCTTGTTCACCCAGGTCTTGTATTCCTGGTCCTTGGAGCACGACGGCATGAACATCATCTGGGCGACGCGGAATGACACGTCGTCCACGGCGTCCATGCTCTGGTCGATCTTGTGGGCCAGAATCCGGCTCACGGCGTCGTATTCGTCGCGCTTCACCGGATGGGTGAGCGGGAAGTTCAGACGGACCCTGGGGGCCTTCGGCTGGTGCTTCCGCGTGGTGTGGGCCACGAACTCGAAGTTGGCGATCTCCAGGATGCCGTCCTCGATCAGCGAGAACAGTTCCGGGGCGCAATCGTCGATGTCGATGGTAATCAGGTCGCGTTCAGCGATGGAGTTCTTCCGGCGGCGGCCACCCTGGATGGGACCCCCCAGATACCAGCCGTCCATCGCCTTGAGTCGGTCTTGCTCCGTCTTCGGGAGCTTGAAATATGCCTTCTGTTTTTCGTTCGTTCTAGGTGGAGACGAGAAGAGAGCGCAGAAGCTCTTCCATGTCATCACCTGATTCTTCGCCTTACCGAGATTGAACCCGCGCCCCCTGGCGATACGGACTTCTCGGCTGGCGTTCGGCCATGCCGTCGCCATACCGGGCTTCAGACGTAGACGTAGGGATGGAAGTCGTCGAGGGACACTTCACCTTTGGAGACATCAACGATCTTCGCGGCGAGTTGCGGCGTGACCTTCCCTTTGCGAATCACCTTGTAGAGACCCTGCGGCGTGTATTCGATGGCCGAAGCCAGGATGGGGATCGAGCGCATGTTGCTCTCGCTCGGCGGGCAAGCCTTCAGCAGCAGATCGTGCAAAGGCCCCAAGTTGGTCATTCGGATCGTATCGGACATTGATCTCTTCTCCAGGGTGGTCCAGGGGGTATGATCGGAACATAAAGCATCAACTGCCTGTTGACAAGTGTAATCGGAGCGTTCATTTTAGGGTCTCCGACAACCGGGACCAGAGAAAGGACCATCCCCATGAGCTTGGAAGCGAAGATCGAAGCCCTGACCAGTGCGGTCGAGGCGCTGACCGAACAGGTCAAGACCCAGAACGCCACCGTCGCAAAGGCGCTGGGCGCAAAGGGCACGGCTCCTGCCGCTGCCGAGAAGCCCGCCGCGAAACCCGCTGCCGCCGAGAAGCCCGCCGCCAAGCCCGCCGCCAAGCCCGCCGCCAAGCCCTCGGCCAAGGCCAAGGTCCCGACCGCCGAAGACATTCGCGGCCTGTTCGGCCCGTATCTGGCCGGTGCCTCCGACAAGGCCACCAAGAAGCGCCTGATCGAAACCACCAAGCCGCTCCTGGAGCACTTCGGCGTCGACAAGATCACCGAGGTCGCCGAGGAACAGCGCGCCGAGGCCCTGAAATACGGCCAGATGCTGGTGGATGCCTTCGAGGAAGACGGGATCGACGGTGCCGAAGCGGTCAAGTTCCCGTTCTCGGAAGATGACGGCGACGACGGCGACGACGACGGCGACGAAGACGACGACGACGGTGACGACGACGGCGACGAAGACGACGACGGCGTTCTCTGATCCATGGGCACTCCCGTCGAACATAGTTCTCTCGGCCCTTCGTCTTGGAGCCGCTGGATTCGGTGCCCCGGCAGCGTTCAGGCGCAGGCCGGGATACCGGACAAGGCCCGATTCGAGGCCGCCGAGGGAACTGTGTTCCACGAACTCGTGGCCGACTGTCTGGAGATGGGCTTCGAGCCCGAGGATTATGTCGGCGGCGGGAGGGGCCTGGAGGTCGATGGCTTCTTCGTCGAATACAACGAAGAGATGTGCGCTGCGGCGCGCGACGGCCTGGACTTCGTTCGGAACGTGGCCGCTGAACCCGGCTGGGAACTCTACGTCGAGACCCGCGTGGACATCTCGAAGTGGACCCTGCCGGGTCAGTTCGGCACCGCCGACGTGATCCTGGTCAACGTCGCCAAGAAGCTGGTGATCGTGTTCGACTGGAAATACGGCAAGGAGCCGGTTTACCCCCAGGAGAACGAGCAAGCCCAGGGCTACTGCCTCGGTGCGTGGCAGACGATCTTCGGCAAGCTGTTCGATTGGGACCCGTCCGGGGTCAAGGTGACGATCATCATCGAACAGCCCAGGGTTCCGGGCGGCGGCGGCCCGTGGGAAACCACGATGCAGCGCGTCCTGGAGTTCGGGCAACATGCGAAGCGGCAGGCCGTGCTGACCACGGCCAAGAACCCGCCTCGCAAGGCCGGTGTGAAGCAATGCCGGTGGTGTCGAGCGAAGGACTATTGTGGCACCTTCGCCGAATGGAACATGGAGATGATCGGGCTGGAGTTCGACGATCTCGACATGGCGGACGAGACCGGGTTCCTGCCCGAACTCGAAGCGCCGGAAGAGGTCACGCCCGAGCGCCGCACGATCCTGTTGCGGCTGAAGCCGATCTTGAACCAGTGGATGGAGGCGCTGCACAAGGCCGCCTACCACGACGCCCAGGTGGGGAACCCGGTTCCGGGGATGAAGTTGGTCGAGGGCAAGCGCCCCGCCCGTAAGTATCACGAGAACGCGACCCACAAGGCCGAAACCGTTTTGAGGAAGGAACTCGGCGACGAGGCTTACCATCCTCCCGAACTTCTCTCGCCCGCACAGGCAGAGAAGAAGCTGGGCAAAGCCCGGTATGCGAAGCTCTTGGACCGATTCGTCGACCAGGGGACTCCGCAACCTATCCTGGTGCCGGAAGAAGACAACCGGCCCCGGATAGAATCAGCGGTCGATATGTTTGACGACCTTGATGCAACCGATGAAAACCTATGAAGAGGAAAATCCAATGACTGAAGAGAAGAAGAAGGTCGCTGGCCGGATCAAGCTGGAGGGCGTTCGCCTCTCCTTCGCCGACATCTGGCGTCCCAAGGTGATCAAGCGTCAGGACGGGACGGAGTCCCCTCCGAAGTTCTCGGCCAACTTTCTGATCCCCAAGGAAGGCTCCGAACTGACTGCCATCGTCGATGGCAAGCGGGTGCCGATCATGGTCGGTCTGAAGAAAGCCAAGATCGCGGCCATCGCCAAGAAACTCGGTGAGGAAAAGGCGAAGACGCTGAAGATCAAGTCCTCGGCCTATGCGGTCAAGGACGGCGACGAGGAAAACTACGACGGCTACGAAGGCCAGTGGTATGTCTCGGCGAACAACGCGAAACAGCCGAAGATCATCGGGCGCGACAAGCGCGTGTTGAAGGAAGCTGACGGCGTGGTCTACAGCGGGTGCTATGTGAACGCGATCATCACCCTCTGGTATCAGCCTGCCGGGGTGAAGAACGACAACCCGGTCCCCCATGCGGTCTATGCGTCGCTGGAGGCCGTGCAGTTCGTCAAGGACGGTGAAGCTTTCGGTGCTCCGGGCGTCGATGTCGACGAAGACTTCGACGATCTCACGGACGACGACGACGATCTGGACGACGACGACGTGGACGGCGACGACGAAGACGACGTTCTCTAAGGCCAGTGAGGGGCGGGAAACCGCCCCTCCATCCCCTCTTGCTTCATTCCACTGTCCATGATACGTTTCATTTTATGAGTGAAACGTGGCGGCAGATTCCAGGGTTCGAGGGGCGATACGAGGTCAGCGATCTCGGGCGCGTCCGATCTCTTGATCGCGCGGTCCAGACCTCGAACGGTCAAGTTAGACGCTACAAGGGGATGCTCTTATCTCCTGGCCGCCAAAACGATTTTGGTCACGTCACGGTAATGCTGGGCCGAGACGGAGGGAGTCGTTGCGTCCACGAATTGGTGCTTCTGGCTTTCGTCGGACCTCCTGGGGAGGGACAAGAGTGCAGGCACTTGGATGGAGACGGAGCGAACAATCGGCTGGGGAACTTGTGCTGGGGATCGAAGTCGCAGAACGGCAAAGACGTAACACGCATGAACCGGCGTCGGTTCACCTACGAACAGGCGAAAGAAATGCGTAGCAAGAAGAAAAAAGGTGCCCTGTTGCGTGAGATCGCGGCGGAATACAGGTGCAGCGTTTCGCTCGCCCACCAGATCGTGACGGGGTTTCGGTATGCACCTGATTAAGCCGAGGCCGAAGCGTCTGCATCACGATTTTGAAACTTTTTCGCTCGCGGACGTAACGAAGGTCGGGGCGTCTCGTTATGCGCGCGACCCGTCGACCGAACCCCTCATGCTCGCCTATGCCTTCGACGACGAGGCCGTGAAGCAATGGGTTCCGGCGGAAGGGCAACCCATGCCCGCCGAGGTCGAGGACGCGATGCTCGACGATAGGGTCAAGAAGTTCGCCTGGAACAAGAACTTCGAGTGGAACATCTGGAAGCACTCCCTCGGGATCGACACGCCGCACTCGGCATGGCGCGACCCCATGGTCATGGCCCTTTCCCTGTCTCTGCCGGGGAAGCTGGCGAAGTGCGGTCAGGTCCTCCGGCTCGACGAGAAGTATCTGAAGGAGGACGGGCACCGGCTTATCAACTGGTTCTGCAAGCCCAGGCCCGCGACCAAGACGCGCCCGGAGCGCCGAGTCCACTTCCACGAGAAATACGATAAGTGGTTGGAGTTCCTTCAGTATAACCGCATGGACACGGTGTCCGAGCGCAAGATTTACCGCATCCTGCGGAAATACGATCTCCCGGAGCACGAGTGGGAGCTTTGGGCGCTGGACCAGGAGATCAATGATCGCGGCATCCCCGTGAACATGGAGATGTGCCGCAACGTGATCGAGGTTCGAGACGAACTGGTCGCTGACCGGATCGAGGAACTGGAAGAGATCACCCAACTCGAAAACCCGAACGCCCAGGCCCAGCTTCTCGGCTGGCTCCAGAACGAAGGATACCCCTTCAACGACCTGAAGGCGGGCCACATCCGGCGGGCGATTGAGAAGTATGACCAGATGGTCGAGCGCGGTCAGCGCCCGAACCAGAGCGAGGAATACCGCCGGGTGCTGGAGCTTCGGTCGGAGGTCTCCCGGACCTCGACCAAGAAGTTCGACGCCGTGGCCTCGCACGTCGACGAAGACGGCAACCTCCGAAACTGTTTCCAGTTCAGCGGAGCGGGTCGGACGTGGCGCTGGGCGGGCCGAGTCTTCCAGCCCCAGAACCTTGCGAAGCCGACCAAGGACCTGGAGGGTCTGACCTGGGGTGAGACGCCGCAAGGCTACAAGTTCGTGACCGGCGGCACCCAAATCGAAGCCGCGATGCTTCTTCAGACGCTGACCTCGGAAGGCGTCGACATGCTGTTCTCTCGCCCGATGGACGCGATCTCCGGCGCTGTTCGGACGGTGGTGCAAGCCCCTCCAGGCTATGTGTTCATCGACGCCGACCTTGCGGCCATCGAGAACGTCGTCCTCGGCTGGCTGGCGAATGACCCGAAGATTCTGCGCGTCTTCAAGAAGGGACTGGACCCCTACATCGACTTCGCCACCTACCTCTACGGCAAGACCTACGAAGAGCTTTGGGCCGAGTTCAAGGGCGGCAACAAAGGCAAGCGGACCATCGCGAAGCCGGGTGTATTGGGGTGCTTGAAGGGCGACACTCCGGTTCTGACGGACAAAGGCTGGAAGGCCATCGTGGAGGTCAATAGTGATGATTGGCTTCACGATGGCGAGAAGTGGGTTCGTCACGAGGGCGTGGTTTTCAAAGGCCACCAAGAAGTCTTGTGTGGGTCTGGGATACATGCTACTTCTGACCATCGGTTTTTGACTGAAGAAGGATGGCATGAGTGGCAATCGGCGTCCCTGCAACAGATGTTCAAGTCGGCTCTCGTTATGGGGAATGGCGTGTTCTTGGAGAAGCGGGGTCCTCTCGCAGCACGGGAAAAGTCTTTCTATGCCGATGCAAATGTGGTCGAGAACGAAAGATACCAAGATCAAACCTCGTGCGCGGATTATCCACACGTTGCACCGGCTGCGCTTCGGCTGACCGTCGCTCCGATGTTGGAAAGCGAGTCGGCGCAGTCCTTTACGACTTACTCGCAAATCGTTTCTATGCTGCGCGAGCGCGTTGCGAAAACCCGGAGAACCGTGCCTACCGTTATTACGGGGAGCGCGGAATATGTTGCCTATTCGGTTCCGCTGACGAGTGGGTGTCCTATGTCGCGGGAACTCTCGGGGCTGATGGAACCCTCGAAATCGACCGAATCGACAACGACGGGCATTACGAGCCAGGGAACCTTCGGCTCGCAACTCGATCAGAACAGAACTCAAACAGCAGACACTTGGGACATCCTGAATACCGGGGATTATGCCCGGTTCGCGGTCCTGACGGAAAGTGGGTGCGTCGTGGCCCATAACTGCGGATACATGCTCGGCGCTGGCAAGCAATACGAGAACCGGCAGACCGGCGAGATCGAGGCAACCGGCCTCCTGGGCTATGCCTGGAACATGGGGGTCAAGCTCACCCCGGAAGAGGCCGAGCGTTCGGTTCGGGTCTGGAGGGAGACCTTCAAGGAAGCTGTCCAGTTCTGGTATGACCTCCAGCGGGCCGCCTTCAGGACCATGCAGACGAAGAAGGAGACGGCCTGCGGGCATGTCAGCTTCGACCGCAAAGGCCCGTTCCTGCGGATGAACCTGCCCAGCGGGCGTTCGCTGCACTACCTGCGCCCGAAGCTGGAAGAGGTCCTGGCACCGTGGGGCGATTTCAAGATGTCCCTCACCTATGAGGGCCAGAACGACAAATACCAGTGGGATCGGATCAGCACCCACCCCGGCAAGCTGACCGAGAACGCGGACCAAGCCATCGCTAGGGACCTACTGGCTTCCGGGATGATGAAAGCGGCCAAGGCAGGGATTCCTATCGTCATGCACATCCACGACCAGATCGTGGGGCTCGTCCGGGAAGAGAACGCCGACGACGCCCTGACCACGCTGATCCAGTGCATGACAGACCGCGACCGCTGGATGGGGGACATGCCGCTGAAGGTGGCCGGTCACATCTCCAGGTGGTTCGTGAAGGATTGAGAAATGAGTTTACACGACAAGCCAGCCTACAACCATGAAGCCATCCGAAGAGCGTTGGTTGCTCACTGCCTTCCGGTAGACACTCCTTCGTAGACGGCAGATGCTTTCCGGCTGGGCTGGACCGCAGCTTTAGATGCTGTTCGCGGTCTAGACAGGGTTCCCGCTGTCGGCTCCCTTGATGACGGAGTTCCGAACATCACCAATCCAACTAAACGGGGATTTTCTCCAAAATGATCGAAGAACAGATCGAACTCGAGGTTGTCGCCAAGGCCGAGATGGCTGGATACGAGGTCCGAAAGGTCCAGTGGATCGGACGGCGCGGGGCTATGGATCGCGTGTTCTTCGGCCATGGCAAGTGCATCTGGATCGAGTTCAAGGCCCCCGGCAAGGAGCCCAAGGGGCAGCAGGCGCGCGAGGTCAAGCGGTTGAAGAAGAAGTATTCGGACATCCATGTCTGCGACAACGTGGCCGACGCCCTCCGAATCCTGGGGATCGCAGCATGAGCAAGATGGACACGCGGCTCTACCTGCAAGCTGGCGCTGAAGAGGTCCTGAACGGCTTCCCTGTGACGCTGACGGAGAAGTGGTGGATGTCCGACCTCCTTCAGAAGAACGAAATCGTTTTGCTCGGGGCCTTCATGGGTTCTGGCAAGACGGCGACCGCACTTCATGCCTTCTGGAAGCTCTGGTCCACCGGAAAGGCTCGAAAGGCCCTGGTGATCGCTCCCAAGAACGTCGCGGCGGACACTTGGCCTGACGAGATCATGTGCTGGGACTTCGCCCGAGAGCTTCACTATGCCTGCGTCGTGGGTGACGAGGAAACCCGTCTGGCCGCGCTTCAGGAAGAGGCAGATGTCGTCATCATCAATCGGGAGAACCTTCGCTGGCTCTACGAACAGAAGGGTATCCGCTGGTTCCGCCAGTTCGACGTGATGATCTATGACGAGGCATCGCGGCTGAAGGCTGGCAACAAGCGCACGACGCCGAACGTCCGCAAGGATGGGTCTGTCAGCCAGCGGCGGTTGTCCGAGTTCGGCTACGTCGGGAAGATCAGGCTCCAGTTCAAGTGGGTCTGGGAACTCGCGGGCACCCCGAATCCGAACGGCATCATCGACCTCTGGGGTCCGCTCTACATCCTCGACAAAGGCCAGCGGCTCGGGACCAGCAGGACGAAGTTCCTGGAACGCTGGTTCCGCTACAACGCCTATTCCAAGACCCACGAGCCCTTCGATCACTCCGAGGCCGAGGTCATGGGGCGGCTGAAGGACGTGTTCTTCTGCCTGAAGGAAGAGGACTATCTGAAGCTGCCGCCGCTCCAGGTGGTGGATCGCTGGGTCAATCTGACGCCTCGGCACATGCAGATGTATCGGGAGTTCGAGCGCACCCTGGCGCTGGAAGAATACGACGTGGAGGCCCCGACGAACGCGGTGCTCTGCAACAAGCTCCTGCAATTCGCGAACGGCTCGATCTACGCGCCCGAGGACGAAGAGGACGGCGAGTGGAACCCGAACCGGAAGCCGGTGGCGAAACACATCCACAACCGCAAGCTGGACGAACTGGAGTCGATTTTCTCCGAGGCAGCGGGGCGTCCGGTCCTGATCGCCTACAGCTTCAAGTTCGACATCCACGCGATCAAGAAGCGGTTCCCCTGGGTCCGCGCATACGGCGAGACGCCGAACGATCTGCGCGACTGGAACACCGGAAAGCTGAAGGCGATGATCCTTCATCCGGCCTCGGCAGGTCACGGTCTGAACTTCCAACACGGGGGCAACATCGCCGTCTGGTATGGACTCAACTGGTCGCTTGAACTATACCAGCAGTTTAATAAGCGTCTTCATCGGAGGGGGCAGAAGGGATCGTTCGTCAGGCTCTATCGCATCCTTGCGCGTGGCACCAATGACGCCAGAGTGGCGGAAAACCTCGCGCAGAAAGCGATCACCCAAGACAGGATCACCGACACCGTTCGCGTCCGCATGGAAGACATTCGGAGGATGGCGGCGTGACGGCCTATGACGATGACATCGAAGCGATCCTGGGCGGCGCGGCCAAGCCGAAGCCCCACGGTGGCCTTCAGCCTGCCCCGTCTCGCGCTCAGAAACGGGCGGCCCTGGCGATCAAGCAACAGGCGGACCTGAAGGCGTCGACCTCCAGGGACGGGAACCTGAGTTCCGTCAGCATCAAGAACGGGGTCACGGTCAACTGGCTCGCGGCGGTCTTCGGCAAGACGACCGAATGGGTGCGGAACAAGCTGGTCGACTGCCCCCCCATGTCCCAGCACGGCAAGAGCTTCCGCTATGACATCAAGGTCGCGGCGCAGTATCTGGTCACGCCCAAAATGGACATCGGCACATATCTGCGGGACCTGAAGGCCACCGATCTCCCGGCATCGCTTCAGAAGGAAATCTGGGATGCCCGCCTGAAGCGCCAGAAGTGGGAGGCCCTGGCTGGCGATCTTTGGCATACACAGGACGTGATGGCCGTGCTGTCGTCCACCTTCGCCATCATCAAGTCGACGGTCCAGCTTTGGCCCGACACGGTGGAGCGGCAGGAAGGGTTGACCGACGCCCAGCGAGACCTCTTGGTCCGCCTCGGGGACACCCTCCAGGACGAGATTTACCAGGGGTTGGTCGATGCCGCGCGCGAGCGCAGCACCAAGCCTTCGCTCTTCGATGTGGACGAGGACGAGACCTCGACCGAAATCGTTTTGGGCGACGATGACGATCTGGAGGATGTCTTGTAATGCCGAAATACGAATTGATTCAAGCCGACTGCCTCGAAGCGATGAAAGAGATCACGCCAGGTTCTGTTGATCTTGTTCTTACTGACCCGCCTTACGGAACGACTCAGTGCAAGTGGGACGCTGTGATTCCATTCGAGCCGATGTGGGAACAGGTTCGACGAGCTTTGAAGCCGAACGGCGCAGCAGTATTCACCGCAAGTCAACCGTTTACTTCTGCACTTGTTATGTCGAATCCGAAGGCTTTTAAGTGTTCTTGGGTTTGGGAAAAATCAAAGTGTGGCTCCCCCGGAATAGCGGCTATTATGCCTATGCGGTTCCACGAAGATGTTCTTGTATTCTCCGCTAATTCAAGAGAGAAAACTTCGTATTTCCCTCAAATGGAGAAAGGTGGGACTCCTTACAAAAGATTTCATAAGGCTTCAAAGACTCACGAAAAAAACGAACACGGGACTGGATTTTCAGGAGGGGCCTATTCTGAGAGTAAGGGGGAGAGATACCCCCGGTCAGTTCAATTTTTCGCACAGAATTGGAGGCGGCAAGATCAAGTGCATCCAACTCAGAAGCCCGTCGCACTCATGGAATACCTGATCCGAACTTACACGCGCTTCGGCGAAACGGTTTTGGACTTCACGATGGGTTCTGGAACCACTGGAGTCGCGGCCATGAACACCGGGCGCAATTTCATTGGCATCGAGCGCGAACCGAAATACTTCGAGATCGCCAAGAAACGGATCGAGGACGCCGCTAGAGAAGCCGAAGAGTGGGAGGATGTCCTGTGAGCTTTCCCTTCGGTTCCCTCGAAGACATCGTGGTCGCGGCAGCGGAAGCCGTTCGGCCACCGGAGCGGCTGACCGTATCCCAGGCTGCGGAGAAATACCGCAAGCTGAACAACAAGGGAGCTTACGTCGGTCCCTGGAAGAATAGCATGGTCCCGTATCTGATCGAGCCCATGAACGTCCTGACCAGTATGCGCTATACCGCGATGGTCTTCGTCGGCCCGTCTCAGTGCGGCAAGACTGAAATCTACCTGAACTGGCACACCTACACCGTGGTCTGTGACCCCACCGACATGATGCTCGTCGAGGCCAGCCAAAGCCGCGCGGCTGACTTCTCGAAGCGCCGGATCGACCGACTTCATCGGGACACCAGCGAGGTCAAGGATCGCCTGATCCGAGGCCGGAACTATGACAACACCTTCGACAAGCGGTATCGCAGCGGCGCGATGGTCACGCTCTCCTGGCCCACGGTCAACGAACTCTCGGGCAAGCCGATCCCCCGACTCTTCCTGACAGACTATGACCGGATGGATCAGAACGTCGAAGGCGAAGGCTCGCCCTTCCTTCTGGCCCAGGCGCGCTCGACCTCGTTCCGCCGCTACGGCATGACGGTGGCAGAGTCTTCGCCGTCGTTCCCCATCAAGGACCCCCGCTGGACTCCGGCCACCCCGCACGAGGCCCCGCCGACTGACGGCATCCTTTCGCTCTACAACGAGGGCGACCGGCGGCGGTTCTACTGGCCCTGCTATAGCTGCGGCAACGCTTTCGAGCCCGACTTCCCCCTCCTGAAATGGGACACGGTGGACGGCAATCTGTCCAAGACCGCGAAGACCGTTCGCCTGGAGTGTCCGCATTGCGGGGCTCGCTACCACGAGAGCGGCGGCGAGATGCCGGGGAAGCATGAGATGAACATGCGGGGCTTCTGGCTGAAGGACGGCGAGAAGATCACGCCTGACGGAGAGATTGTCAGCGAAGCAATCGAGACCGACGCCCGCACGGCCAGCTTCTGGCTGAAAGGCGTCTGCGCGGCCTTCTCCGAGTGGGATGGCCTTGTCTTGAAATACTTCAACGCCCAGCGGACCTATGAGCGGACAGGCTCGGAAGAGGGCCTTCAGACGGTGATGAACACCGGGTTCTCGCTGCCCTATCTGCCGAAGGCCATGGAGAGCGACCGCGTTCCCGAGAAGCTGAAGGAGAGGGCCTACGACTATGGCTACAAGGTGGTGCCTGCGCCCGTCCGTTTCCTGGTTGCGGCGGTCGACGTTCAGAAGAGTCGCTTCGTTGTCCAGGTCATGGGCATCGGCCAGGGCGGCGACATCTGGATCATCGACCGATTCGACATCCGGCACTCCCGGCGCGAGGACGAAGAGCGCAAAGGACAGGTCCACAATGTCAAGCCCTTCACCTTCCGGGAAGACTGGCGACTCCTCATGCCAGAGGTCCTTCTGAAGACCTATCCGCTGGGAGACAACTCTGGTCGCCACATGCGGATCAAGGCTGTCGTGAACGACATGGGCGGTATGAACCAAGCGACCTCGAACGCCTATGAGTTCTGGCGCTGGTTGAAGAACGGCCCGAGTGATGACGAGCCGGATCACGAACACTGGAACAAGCTCTGGGTGCCGGGTCTTCATGCCCGCTACCAGCTTTACCAGGGGGTTCCGAGCAAGCCCGCGCAACCGAAGCCTCGGGTCAAGATCGCCTATCCAGATTCTGGCCGGAACGACCGCTCTGCCGGTGCGCGCGGTGAGATTCCGGTCATGCAGGTCAACACCACGCCGATCAAAAACCAGATCGACGCCATGCTGGAACGAGACAAGACCTTCTCCGGGAAGATCAACTTCGCCCACTGGCTGGACATCAACTTCTACAAGGAACTCTGCGTCGAAGTGAAGGATCACACCGGGGTCTGGCAGAACCCGAAGAGCTTCAGGAACGAGTCCTGGGACCTTCTGGTCATGGCCCAAGCCCTCCTGATCGAGCGCCGTCACGT